CTTCTATTGAAATCTCTATAAAACTCACTTTTTACCTCCTCATCTCTATCTCCATCAGCAAAGTTTATCATTAACGATTGCATAAAACCACTTTTAATATCATCTAAATGGAATTTAGATATCTCATTATCAGTCTCAATATAATTAATACTAGTAGAGTAATCTGCAATAGGATATGCCCATTTAGTAGAGTTATATGGGTTGTATTCTTCAAAGTAAATTAAAGAACGACCCATTCTTCTATTTTCATCATATTCACGGATGTATTTAGGTGTGTATTCTTCTTTTCTATAATGTTTCCAATCATCTGATATCCAAAAGAATGACTTTCCAAATTCTTCAATTATCTTATCTTGATTATTATGATAACCCTTTCTAACATTTGAAAAATGGACATGGTTAACATCATAGATACTACCATCATTTGCAAAAATAACTTCTAATGCAAAACCATTAAATATCTCTTGATCTAAAAATAATTTATGAGATTCATTTTCTAATTTCTGTTTTACTTTATCACTTAGTTCATCTGAATTGATACCATTTCCTGATAACATCTTAACTTTCTTATTAATAATACTCTTATGTGTTGAACAACCTGAAAAGTTATATAAATCAAGTAGGTAGTCAGGGTATCGATTATTAGATCCCCATTCAACTAAATTCCTACCTTTATTAAATTTAATCCTAGGTAGTTCAATATTTTGAGAGAAGTTTAATATGTCAAATATTTTTTTATCCCTGTTATCTTTATTTTGCATATATCTTTGTTATTTTGATTATATTATATATATAATTTTTTAGAAATCGTATATTAAATCCAGTGTTTATCTTTTGGTGGATCATAATCATATGAAATAGGAGTTACATCATCTGACAATACTTTAAAAATACCCCATTCAACTTCTAACCCATCTACATTCGTAAATAAGTATGTATATTCACCTGGGAACACATATGGTTTAATAAGTAAAGGATCAGTAAGATCCTCATCTGAGGGATCTGATACGACTTCTATGTTAAATAGGTTACTCCTTTGTCCTCCTTCATTTATATCATATATATCAAACTCTACTTCAAATCCACTATCATATATTTTCATAGTGTAAGTATTTGATGGTATAGTGGGTGATTGCCTACTTGATAAAGTTACAAATACATTATTTGCAACGTCTGTTTCTTTTATTAATATCATATTAAAATGAGTTATTTTTTATAGTTCTATTTACTTGTTTCTGCATTGCATCAAGACTATCAAAAGCAACAAATGTTTGAATAGGTTGTTGTTTAGTCTCCCTTTTATATACCCTTGGAGCAGTCTGTGTTGATGATAAAACATCTGGAGCTAATTGCATACCTCCACCTGCTTCATTTAACATTGATAAAAGTGGTAAGAATGCCTTAGCTGAACGAGAGTTAATAACTACCTCACCTGGTGCTAACATTGATGGTACAGTATCTTGAGAACCTAACCCCTCACCTGGAACAACCCCACCTCTTGCTGCTTGGAAATTTTGAGATGATATTAAACCTATTTGAACAGCTCCTATTGCTGCAGCTGTTGCCATTGCGACAATACCTACTGGTGTAGGTCCATATTGAGCTAACCCTTGTACAATCCCTTGTGCTGTTAAAATAGAAGCTTCAGCAATAGCTAACGATTTCTGTCTTTGGAAACCTTGACGTGCAAGTTCTCTTTTCTGCATCTCATGGGTTTGTTCCATCTCCGCAACTCTATTTTGATATTCTTGTTGTGAAATAGATCTGTCATCTAATTGTCTTTGAAGATTATCCGTTTGAGATTGTTGTAAATCTTCAAGTTTTGACTTTTCTTGATTGATAAAATCTTCATTCATCTTACCTAATATCTGTGAAGTTTGAATAGCGATAGTTGATGCGATTTCTACCATATTCTCCTTTAAGAATTCTGCTAAATTTAACCCCGACACCATGAAAGATTCCATGAAACCACCTGGTCCTAAGAGACCTTCTTGCAGTAATCTCATATTAGCATTTATAGAGTTAAAATCCCCATCTATCGTAGATTGAATACCATCTGATAACTTATAGATTGACTCTTGAACTCTTTGAACCATTTCAGCATTGATAAGCATTGCCTCTTCTGTTTCCTTAATCTGTTGTTTTCTGAATTCCATCATAGCTGCCCCCATAGTAGCTATCCAATTATTAGAAGCTTTTTCTTTAACTTCTATTTCTTTATCATTTAATCTTATTGATAGACTGGATGTTTTTGTAGTTTCTTCCCTTATTCTTCTTTGGTTGGATATTTTAAGATCATGGACTTTCTTCTCGTTCTCAAATCTTAATTTAGTTATATCATTTGTTAAAGAAAATTCCAAGTTTGAACGCTTCTCTCCCATCAACCTTTCAGCATCTGCTAAATCTTCAATTTGATTTTGTAATTCTTGGTAGTGTCTCTTTCCTGCTTCGGTTGTTTTATCTAATTGAGATTGTTGTTGAAGAGCTAAGTTAAGTTCTTCATTATTAATAACCGCTTGTCTATCAAACTCATCAAGTTGTGTTTCTTTCTTTTGTTGAGCCATTTTCATGTTCAACTGATTGAGTTTTATCTGTGCTTTTAGTTCAGCTTCAACATTATTAGGTTGATCTCTTTTGACATCAGATAGTTCCTTTTCAGCAATCATCAATTGTCTCCTAATCCTTAATTCTTCCTTTTCGTTTGCTAAACCTCTTCGTGTCTTTCTGAAATCATCTAATTTTTGAATTAATTTCTGACGTATATTCATTAACCGAATATTCTCGGTTTGTTCTTTATTTAATTCTTCTGTTGATTTGGTTACTTCTTCTTCTTCATCTCCCCAATTTACTAACCACGTTACAAGAGCCGTAATACCACCTATTAATGCTAATATAGGTATGGCTTTCATAGCCGTTGATAATGCTCGTGTAGCAAGAGTAGCCCCACTGGTAGCAGTTGATTGAGCCACTGTTGCTGCGGTTTGAGCCCCTGTTCTTACGGTCATTGATGATGTTATTGATGCTGCTATACGATTAATTCTATTACCAACAGAGGTCATAGCGTTTCGGATCTTCTGTGCTTTAATTTGTAAGAAAATCATAGCTACCGAATCCTTTCGTAGATTGATAGCTACTTGTTGAATAGATTGAGATACTGCTTGTACTGCTTGTAACTTAACCATTGTCTGCATAAGAGCTTCATTCTCAACTCCTAAAAGAGCTACTGCTCCTTGAACTCCTGCGTAAGCAGAAGTCATAGTTCCAATAACACCAACTGCTCCTTCAAGGGCAAATGTATCTGATGATAAAGCGGTTACCCTTCTATTTACAGTATCTACTTGGTTTTGGAGTTTTGCCGCTTCCTTTTCCATTTTAGTAAAGGCTTTTGAACCTCGTTCCATTCCTGTAAGTTCATCTCTTAAATTTTCAAGTCGTGTAGATGCTTTCTCAACTTCTTTACCTGTTTCCTTAACAGATTTATTCATTTTGTTGATACCATCAATAGCTTGTTTGTTATCAAGATTTATTCTAATATTTGCGTTCTTTTCTGCCATAGTTCTTCTGTGATTTCTAATATAAATATAGAATATGATGTTTTGTATATCTGCCCTTCGGGTCAGCAACATGAAAAAATATCATAAAAAAATTATCATAAAAAAATTAGCATAAAAAAATTAGGAGAAGAGATCTAATCCCAACTCCTAATTTCCATATAATATAATAACCTTTTATTATAATCTTAAACTCCTAATGGAATATCAGTTCCTATTAGAGCCTCATCAATAACATATACTCCATCTGGAGATTTAAATTGTATTGTGAGATTAACACCATTCATATCTTCAAATGATGTTCCCAAAGAAGCTACTGCTTCATTTGCTCTTCCTGCTGATTCAACTCCTGCAAAATACCATACTCCTGCATTTGATTTAAATGCTGCGTATAATGGTGCTCTACCTACTTGTTTGAGTGTTTGAATAAGAGACGCATCTAAGTTTATCATTTTTAGTGATAAGTTAGATTCATAATGAACTGTTCCATTATCTCTATTAAAAACTCCTGTTTGGTCTAATCCACCATATTCTTGGTCTAGTTCGAATGAATAAGCACTGTTGTTTAATGGATCACCTGATATTTCCCCTGCTGGGTAAACATTTGTGATACTACCATCAACATCTGTATCGAATTCCATTGATTCCCAAGTACCTAATAGAATTTCCGAAACTCCACCCGTTGATTGACATGTTAATTCATATCCTTTATCTAATATACAAGCCATAATTGTCTTTTTTTAGTTTTATTCTAACAATTCCCCCCGTGAGGAGGGATGTTAGATAGTTTCTTATCTGTACTTATTACGGTACTAATGTAAATTCTACAATTCTGTCTGGAAATGCTACTTGTGTTCCCATTTTGAACTTAGCTGCGAATTTAGTATTTTGATCATCTTTCGAATACCAAAATTCAAATTGTTCTTCTTCACCTGCAAGGTCTGTACCTGCGTAGTAGTTAAGACTAGTTAATGTGAACATTCTGTCCGTATTAGTTAATCCTTTAAGTGCTACTATTTCAATGTTAGTTCCTGGAATATACATTCTCATTCTACCAGATTGATCTTCATCACCTCTGTAATGGAATAGATTAGAATCAATTAATGCTTCTGAATATAATCTATAAATATCATACCCCATCACTAATTTTACATCTAAATCTAATTCATCATCAGGAAGTACACTATAAATACCTCTTACGATTTCAATAACGTTAGATTTAGTGATACCAGTTGATACTGTTACACCATCTACATTACCATCAATTGCTGAACCTGATGCATCAATTTTTGAGATATACCCATCAAAGAATGCGTTGTTTCCTGTACCTGTTGATTTATCACCTTGCCACAATGCTACATCAATAGCTTCTCTTATCTTTTCTGATTTAGCTTCTGCGAAAGAACCTTCTAATTCTCCCATAGACTCATTCCATGATCCTGGATTAAGTGATTTTTGTAAGTAGAACTTATTAAGGTCTGCCATACAATACTCTTCGTTGATTCTCAACTCCGATACTTCTAGTTCTCTTTGAGAGAATACTACTGATCCATCAGCATCAAAAGAACAATGTCCTGTTTGAAAAGCTACATCAGTATCTAAGATGTTGATTGTTTCTTTGAACTTCACACCTGGTTGGATTGTTACCAAATCCATTGTTCTTGGTTCTAGGAACGACTTTCTAATTAAGTCATTCTTTTGTTCATCAACATACTCTGTTAAATTTGTTAAATTAAAACTCATTTTTTGTTAATTTTTTATTAGTCCTTTCGGATTTCTCCTTTCGGATTTCTCCTTTCGGATTTCTCCTTTCGGATTTCTCCTTTATAAGGATAGTTTTTTTATCTTCTATGTTTTCCAAACTTAGAGTATAATGTACCCCATTCTTTGCTTGGTTTATCTTCATTTATTGATTTTGATGATGGTGATTTCTTAAATTTTGAAAAATCTTCATT